GCTCCAAGCCAGAGATGCGCGACTCATGAGCTTGCAACCTGTCGTATATTTCCCGCTTGTTTTGGCGAAGATCAGCGTGAAGATCACCCAGCTTTTCGCTTAAACTCTCAACCGCAACAGTTAATCTTACAACTGCCTCACGCGTCTCGCTATTGCGACGACTGAATGACGTGTAAGACAGGCCGACAAAACTCAGCGACGCGCCAAGACCAGCAGCAAGTACCTCGATCATGGCCCACGCCTTTACCCCTACAGTAACGGTTTTGACGTTTTGCTAGGGCTAAGATTGGCTGCTGCGCTTGGCCTTACGCTTGCGTTGCTTGGCCTCCTCGCGCTTGTTGATGCCTTGATTTAGTGCCGTGCGAGCAATGGCAGCGATTGCAAGCCGTACCTGAACAGAGGCTGAAATGGCTTTAAGGCCTTTGCGTAACAGGCGCTGCCCTGTTTTTCTGCAATAAGCAATCAAGGCTCCTGCACCTTCACCTAGGAACCCTTGACGCTCAAGACGCAAGATAAGAAACGGCAAAAGCAAAAGGCCGATTGAAATCAGAATGGTTCCCATCGTTGCCACGTGATCTTGCCGTATTCATTATGAGCAATCAGCCTTGTCAAGGCAAATGATGGTCATTGTGCTTTTTGACCAGCTTTAAGTTGCGTCGCTCGCGCAGGTGTAAAAAAGCCTCATTGCGGGCAGAGTAACCATACGCACGAGAGATCGCAAACAAGTCACGCTCAAGATCAACTTCGTCTGCCGTCTGCAGATCTTCATACATCCAAGAATGGTTCAGAATGTTGGAGATCAAGCTGATTACATCTGAAACCATTGATGGGCTTTCAAGCAAGTCAGCAAGCGTGACGCCTTCAGCAATCGAGCGGATTTTTTCGGGCATAGGCAAATGCGGCGGGCTTAGGCGTTGAGTCATGATTTGTTTTCACTAAAAAGGCAGAAGCAGTTGGCACTCAAGATTCTTCTGGATCTACACATCGGTAGTAGCCGCGCCTGGCGGCTCTTTCTATAGGGGCATTGTGCCATTTAGAGAAAATGCTTTGCACTTGTGATTCAAAACGAGTCATCGGATTGCTCGCCTTGCCTTGTGGCATCGGCTCTTTGTCGTATGCGGTGAGCTCTGTCTTCAGCTTCAAGAATGAGGTTAGTGTGGCTATGTGAAACTCATCGCCAGAACAAAAAGATCTGAAATCTTCAAGGTTTGCAAGGATGAGAGCCCTGATGTCGCCGATGGTGTGAAAATCACGCATGCGGCTATTTTGATGATCTAGCTGCGCGTGATGCGCGATTCGATCATCAATGAGCTGGCTGATGAAGTTGATCTGATCTTGAGTGAACATGGCTTGAATGGCTGAGTGCTGCGGAAGGCCCCGAAGGGCCCGGTGGCGGCGGTGAGCGTTAGGCGGCGACCCAGCCAGATGCGATGCGGTCGCGGTACATGTTGCGGGCATTGCCGAGGAAGTGATGGCCCTCCCAGATGGCGTACCAGCCGCCATTGGCTGCTGTTACCCAGCGAGTGACGCGGACCGCTTTCGGATTATTCGCATCAGCGGACTGGGGCGCAAACTCCCAGCGCTCAGCGCCGTACTTAGCAGTGGTGCCGGTGATGGTAAAGCTCATGAATGGTGAGTGTTGAGTGGTTGCCGGGCCAACCGGCGATGCAGGCTTAGTCAGGCCCTGTTGCGCTCGGGTTTAACGGCCTCGTGTGCGCTGTTCGGCCGACGGTTGAGTTTTACGAGTGGGCCGCTCCCCTCGTACCAACTATTATGGCATGCCACAGGCGGATCGTCAACGCCCCGAGCGGCGCGCTGTCGCCTGGCTTACGCCAAGCCGCACAGGTCAATCGTCTGCATCGGCTTCGACCTCAACCACCTCCTCGCCTTGTTGCGGCAACATCGAAACCATCATGCCGCCGCCACGCTCCTGCTCGGTCAGTTCAATCTCCCGCTCAATGTCGATCTCTGGCAGAACCTCGCCTTTCTTGAGCATCTCAAGCAAGGTCTGATGGGTGATCGCGCCATTGCTCCAGAGTTGCATGTACTGCTGGATCTGGCCGGAATCTAGAACCTGCAGATCAAAATCTCGATCAAGCATGATCTCAGGCGCTTCGATGCCGATATAAGCCGCGGCCATATCCATCGCCATCTGTAGCGAGTTCTGCAGGTTCTTGCTCACGATGGCGATAAGGCTGTCTGAGTCTGTACGCGAAAGGCGCTTGCTCTCGGCCGTTTCGCCCGCCACCTTCTGCGCAAACAACGTGCTGATGCCAAGGTTGGACATCTGAGACTCAAGCTGGCTGATGAATGACTGCTGAGCGTCAAACGCCGAGCTAGCCGGTTCCACATAGCGGCCATCCCCCTCAGGCGGCAACATGATCAGGCTGTTGGCCGACAAGCCGACCGGGCCAGATTCATCGAAGCCCTTGAGCATCAGAATCGGCAACGCAGCAACGTGCAAGCTATGGCACAAATCGGCCACCCTTTGCGCGTGGCTGATGTTTAGGTTGGCGATAGGCAGCAATGGTGGCTTGCTAATGAACTCAGAGACCTTCTGGCTGTAGACCGGAGCAAGCGGGATCATCCCAAGGCTGCTCTCGCCTTCCTGATAGATCACCCAGCCTTCATCATCATTGCCGCGGCGGTACACACGCCAGCGGCCAGCCTCAAGCACTCGCACCTGGCGCACAAGCTCATCGCCAAACTGACCGAGCGGTTCGCTCACCACCTCATTGATCCGCACCATGGTGATCGGTGCGATTGGGCTGTCGCCATCCTTTCGCCAACCAAGGATCTGCTTGGCGTCAACGTGGATGAAGTAAGGCCGCAGACCAAGCATCCGCTCTGCAGCCAAGTTTGGTGCAGGCTCAGTGCTTGGGTAGTCAACCATCGTTGCAGCGTGGCCATAAAGCAGGCTGCTGATCACGAGACGGCGCGCGTAATCGTCGATCGTGGTGCCATACCCGTCAACGTTCTTGGCAAAGTCCTGCCAAAACGGGTCAACCTCGCCAGCCTCATCCTTGCTCACCAGCTGGATTGGCTTCCGCAGCAGTAGACCAGCCGCCTGCTCAGCAATGCGAGTGGTGAATGGCGAAAGCGTCGCGTGATAAATCCGCCGCCGCCATGTCTCCTCATCTTCCTCTGGCTCTCGCGGAATGTAGGTGTCCGCGTGCAACCGCAATGCTTGCGTACCACCGACGCATACATCAATCGGGAACCACTGCTGGCTCATCTCTAGAACCGGACCCGCCAGCCAACTCGGATCATCGCCAGGGTTACGCTCAAGCGTCGGGTCAAGAGGCTCTTGGCCGTTGAACACACCTGACGGATACGGATGGTGGGTCACTTCTTGCCCAGACTGCGCTTTAGGCCAGTCTACGTTTCAGGCACCGCCAAACTGGGGCAAGCATTATTCACAGCGATGAATGATTGGCACACTGCTCGTGAGTTTGCTGTTGAAGCAGCTAAGCGAGAAATCATGCGCTGCGATGACGTAGAGAAACTTCGGTATCTCTGCTTCAACCTAATGCTTCAAACTGAAGCACTCAAGGAGATGGTTGGCGACATGCTGCTTAATGGCTAGCGCAATCTGCGCCTGCCAAGCATCTTGCTTTTCTCGCTGATGCGCCTTTGGATCTGAGCGCGATCACCGCTTGCTGTCTGCCATGGCTTCACTTGGTTGAACGCGCCAAGGATCAGGTAGCCAAGGCCATCAGTCCAGTGCTCGATACCTGCCGACTTGTCGATCACGTAATCCTGGGTGCCTTCTTTGTACGTGACGTTCTTGAGCGCCTTGATCGTGTGCTTACAACGCGGATGGATAAATAGACGGATCTGACCGTCAGCCGTCTTCACCATCCAGTTGGTGCTATTGATCTTGTCTTTTACGGCCCAAGGATGCTTGGGGCTGATGCACTGGAAGCCATAGCGGCGGATGATGCCGTGGTCCGTTTCACCTGCTGCGCTGGTCTTACGCGCTGATCCTGTCGGGTCTGGGTAGGCGACGATATGGCGACCGGGGAATCTTGCCTTGAGCATGGCGCACACCTCATCGGTGTTTGACTGCTTCACAGTGATCTCATCCCAGACATGCAGAGTGTCACCGACACGACTGCCCAGAACGCCAGCCATGACACCAACGTTAAAGTCAGTTCCCCAGTAGATTTCTCCGCCGATGTCTTTGACTTCTGCTGAGATGTTGTCGTCGCTGAAGTCGGGGTAGACACGACCCGAAAGCGTCTCGAAAGAGGCTAGGTATTCCTGGCGGAATGTGCGATCGTCGAGTGTGCGCTTGGCCGCGGCCACCTCTTCTGGGTGGACATTGCCACCTTCGATAGTGGTGAAGCTAAAAGTCTGCCAGTCGTCTTGTTCCTGCGCCTGTTCCCACAGATCGTGGAACCAGTTCAGGCCTGCTGGCGTGGTGATAAACCAAGCGGGGCCGCCTTGATCGGAGAGTGCAGGGCGTAGCACCATCTCCCATGCCTCTTGCTTGACGTAGGCGGCCTCATCAACGATCAGGCTGCTAAGGCTCACGCCACGCAGGCTGTCGGCGTTCTCTGCACCCTTGAGTTGAATGCGGCTGCCATTGGTCAGCTCAACGGAGAGTTCGGCCTCGTTCTTTTTGGCAAACATCTCTACGGGGATCATTTCCCTGAGTTGCCGCCAGGCAATTTGCTTGGCTGACTTGTAATTTTGCGTGCAGTACCAGTTCAGTGTCCCTGGGTTTTCAATCGCCCAAGCAACAAGCCGTGCAATGCAGAGGTAGGTCTTGCCAAAACGTCTACCTGAACAGAGAAGCTTAAATCGTTCCGGGCTATCCCAAACCTGGCGCTGTGGTTCAGTCAGGGAGTCATAGAGCTGATCTGCAAAAGACGACCAGTCACGTTCGGAAGCCTGAAAAAACGGCGGCTCTAAAACTTTGCCACCAGCGCATAGGTCAAGGATGCTCACGAAAACAGCTGAGCGATCTTGGCAGCGGTATTAATGCAGCCCAGTGCAACGTGTGGTTGGTTGCTCTTGCGTGCTTCCTTCTGCAGAGTCGCCAGCTGGGAAAGTAGCTCTGCCGTAAAGGTACGGCGGTCTATGTCCCAGTCAGCCTTAAGAATCTCGCGAGCTTCTGCGATGTACCGATCAGCCTGCCTAAGACTGCACCCCCATTCGGACGCCACATACTGACTAATCTCCGAGCGCACGGCACCGTTGCTCAGGAGGCGTGCCACGCGGTTGACGCGGTAGTCCTTTTCAGCAGCGGTGGACTTGCGGCCCATCAGAAATCAGCCTCCTGTTGCTCGAAGTGAGAGTCTGCTGGGTGGCAGATGGCGGTGTTGCCAGTGAAGTCTTCCCAGCGTTTGACGATGCAATCAACGTAAGCGGGGTCGAGTTCCATCATTCGGCAGTGGCGGGAGGTTTTCTCACAGGCGATGAGGGTGGAGCCTGAGCCGCCGTAAAGATCAACGACAAGATCGCCGGACTTGCCCCAACGGTCAAAGAACCACTCAGCCAAAGCGACGGGCTTTTGAGTTGGATGCACGCGGGTCTCATCACCTCTTGCGGTGTAGTTGGTGGTTACCAAGACTCTTGCCAACTCACGCTTGTGCTGAGTCTTAGACCAGCAGGTCTCAAAGGCGCTGCCAAATCTGCCATCTAGCAAACCTTGGCGCTGTTCGTCGCTGTATTTGTCCCAAATAATCCAACTACCAAGGTTGGGATATTCGCGGCGCAACGTTTCAACGTAGTAATCAGCGCCCCAAAGAAAGATCTCTTTGCAATAGGCAAAAGTTGAAAGGAGAAAGCCCGCGTCATATTGCTCATCATCGGCAATTACAGCCTTGTGGGTTTTGCCACCATCGCCCATTTTTGAGTAATCGGTGTCGAGCTTCATCCCATAAGGCGGGTCAGTGAAGACCATGTCTGCTTTCTGCCCATCCATCAAGCGTTCGACGTGCTGGAGGTTGGTGGAGTCACCGCAGAGGAGACGGTGTTTACCGAGGAACCAGAGGTCACCTGGTTTGGTGATGGGTTGCTCGGTTGCCTCTGGCACCTCGTCTGGGTCGGTCTTGCCTTCTTCGGGTAGGACTTCGGTTACGGCAAGGAGTTCGTCGAGGTCATCTTGCTCGAACCAGGGTGAGATGTCGTGCTCTTCGGAGAGGCGGCGGAGCATCTCCTGATCCCATTCGGAGAGGTCGGAGGTGCGGTTATCGGCTAGTGCAAGGCCGATTTTCTCGTCTTCGGAGAGGCCAGTGCGGCGGACGGCGATTACCTCTTGGCCATCGGTTTCGATGATGCGGACATTTTTGATGCCCG